GCTAACGATCAAGCTCTGCGGCGATGATGTTCAGCGATCCGAGGACGGCCACGATGTCGGCTAGCTGGTGCCCCTCGATCATCTTGGGGAACCGCATATCTGCGTCTATCCACAGAATGTAGTCGCATCCACCATCCAGAGCCGCCTGCGCCAATTTGTTTCTCTGGTCAAAGATCAGAGTGCCGGCAACCGTATAGATCGCTTGGTCGCCCTCTCGAAATCTGCTGTCATACCCGCAGAGTGTTGCGAGGTCGAACGCCGTCCCAATCATCATATCCCCACGGCTGGGGATGCAAATACCTACTCTCATTAAACTCTCCCAGGTCTGCTGCGAAAATGCCTATTATCTGGATCGTTCAACCATGCCTTGAACTTCTTCTGGTCTACAACAGCGTAGCCGCGCATGATATTTCGCCTGTTCAGTTCTATGATTACTGAATCAGGTATCCAGCCAATATGCTCTAATTCGCCCCACTTTGCCCGTTCGTCCGTGGCCGCATAGCGCGACTTGTTGGACTCAAGCACAGCGGTAATGTCCTGGGTGTTCTCTATGATGACTTGACCGTTGTCGCCCTCGTAAAACGTGGTTTTGACCCCAGCCCAGTTTGTATCTTCTCCGAGTTTCCTCATCGGTATCCTAAAAAAATAGGGGGCAGTTGCCCACCCCCTATTCTACACGCCTAAACTAAACAGTCAACTACAGGCTGAAGTTCAGGTCAGCGATGATGCCGTGTGCAGCCTCGTTGCGAACCTCAAGAGTCAACTCAGCGATGATCTGGGTCTTCTCAGCGTCACCAACCCGAGCCAGTTCGTTTGTGCTGAACGGACGGAGGAAGGCCATAGCAGCGTACTCAGGATCGAGTACAAGCGCATCACGAGTCCGCATAAAGCGGTCAGGAACAACCTGGAGAACGCCGAAATCACTCTGGTAGAGGTCAGCACCAGCGAGGATTGTAACCTTGCCGGTTCCCGTGGTGTTAATGCGATGCTGGGAGATACCCGTAAACTCCGAAACCTTCTGCTTACCAGCGGGAGGAACAACCAACAGAGTGGGTGTGCCGCCAGAGGTAAACACCTTCTGAACAACATCTTTCAGAAGGGTCTCGGTAAAGGTACGGGTCGTACCATCGCCGCGAGTCGAAACGCCAATCGTCGTGGGATCAGTACCAGTCGTGGTCGAATCACGCTTGTTGGTGTTGGTCTTGATCCAGGACAGCAGGGAAGCCATCTTGCGAGCAGCGGAACCCGTACCAGCGTCACGGCCTTGGTTGGCAGTGATGGTGGCCTCGATATCGCGCTTGATCTCGGCAGATGCCTTGGCAAGCTGATAAGCCTTCTCAGACTTGCGGCCAGCCTTGTCCACAGCCTCAAGCGTGCCAGAGATCATAATGGTCTTCTGGACGATCTGGGTGTAGTTACCAAGACGAACGGTGGGCGAAAGGTCAGCTTCCGTAGCGGTTGCACCTTCGACCGCAGCATTGCCAGTCGTAGCAGCAGCTAGGCTGTCCGTCTGCCACTCATGATAAACGGCAGTAGCTTTGCCTTTACCAATCGAGGACATGATCGGGGTATCGGTGGGAGAAATGTCATAGATGACATCGGTAAGGTCTTCACGCAGTCCAGCTGCGTCATATGTTTTGTACTGAGCCATGATTTATTCCTTTATAACAATCGTTCGAATATACGAGCCGCATCGTTCTTGTTTCCAGAGCGACGCAATTGCTCACGGAGTTTCTTGCCTTCCTGAGTCTCCCGCGCCTCTGGCGTAGAAGTCCCTGGGCGCATCATGCGAGGGGCTTGAGCGACTTTCTTTACCGCATCTTGCTTACCCGCAGTCAGCTTGTCGTATTGCATGGCTTTGTAAAGGGCAGTCACCGCACGCGAGTCATAGACCTGGGATAACTCTTGATCTGAGAACCCGATCTTCTTGGCATAGTTCCGAATGTCAGTCCTGATTGCCTGACCCTTTGCAGGATCGGCCATCTCGGGAATCGCCTCTTGCAACTTTAAGGCTTCTGCTTGGAGGTGGGCGTTTAGCCTCTCCTGTTGCTCTGCCTGCTGTTGTTGGGCTATCCGTGACTGCTCCGCACGAACCGCTGCCAGTTGCTTCTCACGCTCGGTCTGTTCAGCGACCTTGACCGCATAACCAATCGGATCGCTTTCCTTTAGAGCCGCTAAATCCTCTGCCTTTTCGCCCTGCGAGAGCATCTGCTCAATCACAGAAAGACGTTGGGCATAGGTGTCTCGGAGTCTCGCTGCTTCCTCGATCTTTTGTCGCTCGGCCTCTACTGCCTTCCGAGTTTCCGCAATCTCTTGGGTCTTGCGAGTGTAATCAGCCGTCCTTGAGTAACCTTTTAGCAACTCGTCCAGCGGTACGTCCAACTCCTCCTTGCCTACCTTTACTTTGTAGGTGGGGACTGGTTCGCTGTCTTCCTCGCTATCCTCGTACTCTTGCGAGTCTTCAGATTCGTACTCTTGTTCAGTCGCTTGTGTTTCCTGCTCCTCTGGGGCTTCGGGTTGGGCTTGCGCCTCCTGCGGCTCCATCAGTCCTAGAAACGATTCTGCGGCTTGGCTAACTGTCTTTGCACTCCCTTGCGGGTTGGTGTCTTCCATCGACTACTCCTGTTGTTAGAAAATCTTCCAGCGCTTCTTGTCTATCTCGGTTTGTGCCGCAATAGATTCGAGTGACGCTACTAATTCTGCTATCGCTCGGTGCTTGATAAGACTCCTCTCACGAATGTCTACATCCGTCTCCGAACTGTTTAGAATGTTGCCAATATACAACTCTTGTTGTGATTTCACAACATCTAAGAAAAACTCGTCTTTTAGGAGAGTCTTGGCTCTCTCTGCATAGTTCAAATGCGCTGCTCCCCAGGAATCTCTACATTGCTTGTGATCTCAGCACCGACCTTTGCCGCCTTCATCTGGGCTTCAGCTTGGAATTCCGCAATTTTGAGTTGCAGGCTTGCCTCGGCCTTCTCTCGGGCTAACTGAATCTCTGCCGCAGCCTTTTCCCTAGCCAACTGGATGTCTGCCTGGGCTTTCATCTGCTGCACCTGAATATCGGCTTGTGCCTTTGCTTGGGACGCTTGGACTTGTGCCTGCGTCTGAGCCATCAGAGCTTGGGTAGCGGGGTCTGGTTGCTGCTGCTGTCCCGCCTGCGCTGCCATCGCCTGCTCAGCCTCGGGCGGTAATTCTCGGAAAAATTCAGCGGAATCGACAAAACCAGCCGCCTCGACAAATCTGCCCAGCGCGGATCGATATTGTGAGATGCCAACCAGAGCCTGACCAAGTGCGCCCGATCCAAGTAGTTGCTCCTGTTTTTGTAGAACCATCGCAAGCATCGCTAATTGCTGCTCTCTTGTGCCAGTTCCTAGACCCACATTAATCCGCACATCGTACTGGGTCTTCCATTGGCGAGGATCAATCTCTACATACTTACCTGAGAGTCGGACGATACGGGGCTTGTTCTGGTACTTCGTTACTAGGTGAAGAATGTTTAGGAACAGGTCACGAACGCCCGTCTCAGCGAATGTCCTAGCAATCAGTTCTATCCTGCCAGCCGCAGCGTTTTGCATTGCCGCAATAGCCGCTGCCGTAGTGTTTTGCAGGATGTTCGCATCCAGCCCTTGAGAGTTTTGGTTGATGCCTGTCCGCTTTTGCTGGACTTGATCCAGATACTCAAGCATAGGGAATGACTGACCCGCAACGGGAGCCACGGACAACTGAGAGACGGCTTGGGAATTCTTCACCCTGACGATGCCACCAGGTGTAACTGTTAATAGGTCATCTAGGTTTACCTGGCCATCTACAGCCATCACCCGAGCGTTGTTCGTGAGATACAGGTTATCTAGTATCTGACGGGTAATCGTGGACTTGATAAGCTGGATGTCCATCGTCCGATCCGCAAGACTGTGGCCAAAATACTTGTGCGGCATTGGGATCGGGCAGATAGAGCAGAACGGGTTGTAGTCTATCTCCTCGTTCTCGAGCACCTCTTTGCCAGCGTAGAAAATCCTGCGGAGTTCCGCAATCCCATCACCATCGAAGTCCGTCCGAATGTAGCACTCAAACGTCTCGATCTCCTGCATGGACTTATCCACAGTCTCACGGTCTAACGGCTGTTCGCCCTGTGAGTACCGCGCAACACGCTCTGGCGTAAATGTCAGGTCTTCGTAGGTCGGAAGGTTATCCACAATGTCACCAGGAAAACCCATTGCCACCAGTTCTGACCTAGTTGTGAGTTTCCTGTGAGCAGAGAAGGGCGAGTCCGCAATCGTCCGCGCCTTCTTGCTGATAATAAATTCCTCGGGAGGTACGTTTTCAACCCGCACCTGACCGAAACTCTTAACCTTCTTGATCTTTACATCGTAGGCAAACAGCGGAACGACGGTCTGCATAGGTTGGCCGGTAATCGGGTCTTGCGTGACCTGCGGAACCTCACCTACCTGTTTCTGCTCCTGCTCGACGATCTCAACAGTCTCGTCCGCAAGCATCATCGCTACTTCCTGCTCAGTCAGGTCTTGGTATTCCTCGGTCTGAATGTCCTTGTTGTCATCCCACCAAACCTTGACCACACCGTTTTTCTGTAGAAGGGCATCCTTAAACCAGATGTTAAGAACAGAGAAACCAGGGTTATCTCGGTAGAAAACGTAGTTCAGATATTCCGTAATCTGCTTGGCTAACTGCTCATCTCCAGGGCCAGAGGGTTCCGCACGCACGATGTCATCACCCTGCGTAAACACGCGGAGAAGGGCAGGCAGAGCAGAATCTATACTCTCAGCCACCTCGCCTGTGACGATCTGTGACCGCCCCTCTACCTCGTTGCCGTAGGGTTCGCGGTTGTAGAACTGGAGAGCGCGCCTACGCTGCTCGGTTGTCTCTGTCTCTATGTATCCCAGAGCGTTGTCGATCTCTGCTTCCAGGATAGTCTTGAGTTGGGTTTCGTCCATCTTAGCCATTTACACAATCCATTTCGTAGTGACTGTTAAGGGTTTGCCCCAAGTGGTATTTGTATCCATGCCGCAAGCCAGATACCGAAAGCTGTCGCTGCCGTGAGAACTCCAATCATGCAGAGGCTTGCCATAAAAAACACCTCGCTTCTCGTCATATTCCCGCCTGTAGTTTCTGAGACAGTCCAAACCCTGCTTTACCTGGGGCATATTAAACCAGCACCTCGGGAGCATCCTTCTAACCATCTGTATGCCATCGTCCACCCCAAGACGAGGTACTACTGTGCAATCTAAGCCAGCGTCTCTAAGAACCTCTAAGCGGCTTTTACCTGTACCTAGTTCTCTTACCTGTACGTCGTGAGGTAGAAGCTGGTGGGCTTTATGCCAGTTCCTGTTCGTAAGTTCCCGCACATACCAATCTAGTCCAACCCCGTGGTTCTCTATGTAGTCCAGGAGTCTTACTTCCTGCCCCGCAAGCTGAGTAACCCATATTGCCGTAGAGTCGCCCATCCCCAAGTCCCACGCCGCATAGGTCTTGCAGAGGTCATCCCTGACGATTTCCTTGAACCTCTCTGGGGCCAAGTCGTTAAGGATAGCCCCGTAGTAAGAACCCTCAACCGCAGCATGAAACGAACACTCAAACTCTTGGTTGAACTTGTCATCGCCCATTTCTTTGCGAGCGGCTTCCAATTCCTCCGGCGGTACGATCTGAGTCTCAGAAGCCCTAAATTCCAGTAAAGCCCAGCCAGGCTCGGTTTCAGCACGATCTCGTAGGTCTTTAAAATGGTTCGCTCCCTTTGGAGTACCGATAAACATTGCCCAACCCTGCCTATCCGCAAGGGCTGGCCTGATGATCTCGTTCCAAACTTTGGGGTTCATATCCCCAACTTCGTCCAGAACCACACCGTCTAGGTAGATACCTCGCAAGGAGTCTGGATTGTCCGCACCGTAGAGGGAGATGCGCCTATCCCAGAAATCTACCCGCAACTCCGAGATGTTTGCCTTATGTTCTAACGGCTCTGTGTATTTGAGAAGGTAATCCCATGCGACTCGCTTGGCCTGGGTGTAGGTTGGTGCGATATAGGCATAGCGAGGAGATTCCCTTCCGCATTGCAACGCAGCCTTAACAAGGTGGTTGATTGCTGCAACAGTCTTCCCAAATCTGCGATGGCAGACTGCAACGCTAAATCTGTGAGTATCAACTGCCTCATGGATTGCAAGCTGATGCTCCCTTGGTTGGTAAGGAATCGTGATTACTTTATCCACGAAAACCCAATGTTGATCGGGCCATCGTCCTTGCCCGTCACTTCTGTCCGCGCAAGTTTAGGTATGTGGTACTCGATTGCCTTTAAGTAAATATCGCAAGCCTTCTCAGGGCTTGTTGCCGCGACCTGTGACAGCCAGAGGTTAAAGTTCTCAGCATTCTCCTCTGCCATCCGCGCAATCGCCTCACGCACCGCTTGAGTGGCCTTGTTGGGCAATCCCTTGGGTCTACCTGGCCCTGGGAGTCCTTCTCCGATTCTTGGTGTTTCTTTAACGGTATCCATTTATCCGAATCCTTTACGGGTGTTCGTGGTGTTTCTATTTTACAACAGTTTGTTAGTCGATATTGTTATACAATAGGGTTAAGGAGAACTAAACATGAACCCAGACTACGAAACCTTTGAATTAATGCTGTACGATCTTATTGAGTCTTTAACAGATTCTGAATTATCTTTAGATCAAGAGCATAAGATTGACCGCATCAAACGGCTTGTAAAACTTAACATGGACTCTACCTCTGTAGAGACCGCAAATAATTCATAACGCTGTCCAACCATTGTGGCGTCGCCTCTTGCACAACGTCTGCCCTTTGAAACGCGTACTCATCTCCAGACAATGGCATACCTCTAGTCCTGCGTTGGGCAAAAAAGTCTGGAAACATTACATTTCTTGGAATTTGTTGTTCTAGCCCGCCGATGTATTGCCCCATAAGCTGCGTGTCGTAAGTCTTGTGCGGAATACGTGGATTTTCTATAACTCGGCCCATTGGGTCTAATTTAGAAACAGCGTACCCAGAAGTTCCAACAGGCACATCTAACAGTTCTGGTTCTGTAATTGCTTTTCTAGCTGAAGCAACATTAGGGAAGCCACCTTCTCTAAATTTTTCTAACTCCATTCTGTTGACAAACACTTTCCGCAATGGCGCGTTAGTCAGTAGTTGTAACTCCAAATTTGGGCTATCTATACCAACAAAGTCTGGTTCAAATTTTTTGATTTCTTTGTCAAACTCTTTCTTGAGTTTTTTTGTAATTTTTGCGCTTGGTAATTGACCAAGAATTGTGTCAGTTAGCATTGTGTTGTAATCAACGCCAGTTTGACTCATCGCGGTGTACACGCCAAACACATCTCCTTCTTCTCCCGCTTTTCTTGCCTGCCGAGACAAATTAGAGATAACGCCTTTGCCAGATGCCCAAGCAGCACTTTCTTCTGGGCTTTCAAAACGATGTGTCCTCATAAAATCTGGGCCACCTTGTAGCAATACTGGACGGTCTAGTTCTACGTCATCTATTGACCGCAATATCCTACCGGCAGCAGCCCTGTCACCAACAAGTGGAATAATTCTGCCCCCGAGAAGTCCCTCTGGGGTTATAACTTGCCTTTCAGATAGCGCAGCCCTAGCTGTCGGCTCTGTGACCGCCGTCATTTCTGAAACCGGCCTGTCAAGTTTTATCCCGCCCCCAATAGGGTGATACAAACCACGCGCTTCGTTTTCTGCTTTTGATGCCCTTCCAGTTACCCCCGCAGGCGCAAACCCCATAGGCCCTGCCATAAGCATATCTGTAAGCCGCGCCATCGCTTGTGGGTCTGTGACGCGGAATGGTCTATTAGGGTCTGCGA